GCCCATCATAAGAATCTTTTCTTCTTTGACTAGGTAAGGTCTGTATTCAATTTCTTCTTGTGTACTAGGTATAACCAATGTATATTTTGGTGTATTAATTCTAGGTAATGCCATTATATTCTCCTGTAATAATAATAATATTGTATTCTTTATCCAATCAAGTTTGATAAACCCGTTGATGCTCTATTAGTTATAGACGTAATTCCTGTGTTAACTTCACCAATAATATCGTCAAGAAACCCAACTCCTGTTGATGGTGTTGTGATACCACCAAGACCAGTATTACCACCCGCCAATATATCTTTTACTCCTTCTGAGATAGGTGATGTTATAGATGTGACAGTTGAAGTTATATTTTCTTTGATGGCATTAATAGTAGAATTCAACGAATCATCCAATGATGTTTGAATACCCTGTTTAACGGAGTCTAGATCAAATTCAACTTGGTTTGGGATATCACCAAATGGACTATATGGTAATGATGCGATGTTAGGATTCGGTATTGATAATGCATCCCCAAAATCTGCTGTAGATGAAACCTGCTCAAAGTTACTTCCCTTAGTTGTAAAATTATCAAAGGTCATCACAATGGTTAACTTAGATAATGCACCATCACTAACACTTAATGGTGTTATAGCCATTGATATAGGAAATGCCTTATGTAACATCACTTGATGGATTTCATTGTTATTTAGATCAAGTTGTGATATTGTCATTGGCATAGCATATTGATCTCTATATCCAACAAATCCGGATACATCATTTACAACATGTTTCATCCATTTTTCAAAGATACGGTATATATAAAAATCATTTGTGACATAGAATGTAAGTGTTACATCATCATTGATAAATGTATAAGGTCGTTTAATTTGACCACCAACAGGAGCAAACTCATTAGTTGATATACTTCTTCCAGGAAGTGTTACACTTTCACATAAAGCATTTACTGATACAGTATCGGGTTGAACCGAAGCAGGTCCTGAAAAGGTTATAGCAAAATAGTTTGCTCTTGCTATACCTTTATGTTTATTAATCTGAGCAGATAAATCTGCTATAGGATTCTTGAATTTCATTATTATCCTCGGATAGTTTTTCTTGAGTCACGCCAAACTGTTGACTGCTTAGCTTTCTTAAACATGGCTACTGGCAAAAAGGTCGCTAGTTCCCATTCAGGGGGTTCTACTCGTACCACTGATGCTTCTATATGTGAGAAGAGATATCTTTTATAACAAGGTTTAAAATACTTAAACTTTGCGGCCGAGGATAATAATCCATAAGACAGTTTCATCTTAGTAGATTCATCATAACGTTTATTATTAACAGTCATTAATAAACTATCCAATAACTTTGCCCTTAATACTGGTGGAACATAATGTAAGTTGATACCATAAAAACCACCATCAGCGGGTGCAACCATAACCACTAATGGAAAATTATCATAGTAAGGTAATGTCTTACGTAATTTTGGATCATAAAAGAACATATACATAGATCCAATTCTTGGTCTATTCATCTTCTTTAAATTTGGATCTTTTAGTATAGATCTTCTATTAAAATCTTTAATGTTCTTTAATTTATCCATGAACCATTTACGTGATTCTGCGGTGCGTGGTGCAATACCTGATCTAAATGCTTCTTTCTCATATTTATCAAATAACGAATCTGCCATAATTTATTTCCTAGTAGGGGTTGACATTTGTAATAAAGTGTAGTATAATAGATCTGTCACCGGGGAAAATTGGGGATACTATTATCCTTTAAGTAATATTTTTATACCTAAACCTGTTAAAGTATCTTCCGTCCATATTTCGAAGTGATATCCTCTATCTTGTGCATACTTTGTTGCTGCTTTCCATTTACACTCATTCTTGATATAAGTCATACATTCATTAATATATCGTTTAGTTTGTCTTGCTGGTTTCTTTGGTGGTATTGTCTGGCACTTTGGTTTAATCTCTACAAGTAATATTCTACCATTAGAGAACTTAATCTTTAAATCAATAAAGTATCTATGCATCTTATTATCAGTCTTACATCTATAAGGTACTATAGTTTCTTCTGATTGCCATCCAATAATATCTTCACGTCCCTCACACCATTTAAATGCTTGTCTTTCCCAAAGTGATCTATAGGTAACAGATTTATAATCACCAAGATATTTTTCTGGTTTCTTAACCTTATATTTACCTTTGTGAGTTTTAAATGCCATAATAATATCCCTTAAATCATTGTATATAAATAACTATATTACTATTTATAACGGATTCAATTTATGGCAAACTTAACATATCCAAGAAATTTATCAGAGTCTAAAGCAAACTTTGTAACATTTAAAGCCCTTGGTAAAGCAAAGGGTGATATGATTGGATCTGTAACTTTATATTGTCCTTCAAGTTTGGTTAGTGCTGCGGGTGCATCCTATGGCACATTTGATATGGGGATGTTCGGTGATATGGGGGATTTGGCTGGTAAAAATGCTGATCAACTTGCATCGAAACTTAAAGGGAAAACGGCAGCACTTGAACAGTCACCAGAACTAAAAGCATTACTTGCGGGTCAAATGTTAAAATCATCGGGAGTTCCTGGTGTAGATAAAATTGGTGATGTTTATAAAAAGGAAAACGGTATTGCTATAAACCCTAATACTGTCACAACATTTCAGAATATGACAATGAGAGCAAACACCTTTCAATTCAAACTTGTTGCGGATAGTCAAGCAGACTCTGTTCTTATCAAAAATATACATGAATTCTTCAGGAAACATATCTATGCTGCTTCACAACCTGGTAATAATACTATTTTATCATACCCGCCCAAATGGGAAATAAAGTTTCATAAGCATGATGGTCAAGTTAATAAATTTATTCCACAAATCTATGAATCATTCCTTGTTGGTTGTAACTCAACGTTTAATGCATCAACAAACTTAACATTCTCTGATGGTGCTCCTATTGAGGTTGATCTGACTTTATCATTCCAAGAAACTAAAGTTCTTAGTCAGGGTGATATTCAATTATTAATGCAATATTAAACTATATAAGGGTTAATACATGTCAAATTTCTTTAAAAACTTTCCATTATCACCTTATGATTTTGGTGATAATAATAATAATAAAAATATTATCATTGATTTGTTTAAACATGTCAAGGCAACTATTAATCTTGATGATTCTAATTCATATACATATTATCAGATATTAGATGGTTCAAGACCTGATCAGGTATCACAAGAGTTATACGATACACCAGATTATTATTGGACTTTCTTTATGATTAATAATCACCTTATAAATGGTATGCATTCTTGGCCTAAAGGATATACTGAACTTCAAACTTATATTGAATTGAAATATCCATATCATACTTTAACTGGTTATGTTAATTCCGGTGGTACCGGTGAGGATCATTTATTTTATACCAAATCCTTTGTTAAAGGTGAAACTATTCAGGGAAGTGAAACCGGATATACCGCAAAGATTATTGATATTGATTTGGATATGAATAGTTTAACATTAGGGGAATTATCGGGCAATTTTAATTCAACTGAAGAAATTACTGGATTGACTTCGGGTGAAGTTGTTTCTCAAGGATCTAGCAATTACACATTCACATTACAAAATCAAAACGAATCTGCACATCATTATGAATCGATTGATGGTGTTGTTGTACCTCGTATAACGTATTCTGTTGACGAAATATATCCAATTCCCTCATTATATAAAATAACTAATTATAATTATGAAGTGGGTGTCAATGATTCATTCATGGATATAAAGGTATTAAAATCACATTATATCGAAGATTTTTCACGTACATATAAGAAGTTAATTAATGGCTAATACATCAGGTTTACATAAAACCACATCAACAAGTGAAGGTGGTGATCCTTCTTCGCATAAGCTAGGCATTAAAATATTTTCTTCTAATGGCAAAGAAAGAGATATTACTGCATTAGTTTCAAAGGTTATTGTAACGGAATCCATATACCAACAAGCACTGATGGCAGAATTTGATATCACGGATGGTATCAATATGATGGAAGACCTTAATATTACTGGTAATGAAAAGATTACTATGGTATTAAGAAAACAAATTAAAGAAGGTGAAGAAGCCGCAGATCTTCAATCGGATTGGTATATCCTTGATATACCTTTATATGGTAGACCTAAACCTGATATTCAAGTATATAAGATTAGATGTATATCTACATTTGGGTTTATCTCAAAATTAAAAAAAGTAGAGCATGTTCTTAAAGGTACTCCAGTTGAAATATTAGAAGAACTATATCGTGAAAATAATATTGAGGGTGAGAAGTTAGATGTAAAGGATACATCCTCGGCTGGTATTATGACTTATATACCACCTAAGATATCTTACTCGGATGCTATATCACAAATATTATCTAAGACAATGAGTGATAATGGTTCTCCTTATTTCTCGTATGAAATCTTCAATGGTTCATCTAACGGTTCTAAGGTTGTTATGACTTCTTATAATGAAATGGTGACGGCTGAACCGTATGAAAGATACGAACAACACTTTTTTGAACAGGGTGAAGCCTTTACGGACGGACAATATTCACATAAAAGAAGAAGTATACTTGAAGTATCATCTAACCTAGGATTCTCTCCTTATAAAGCATTAAAGGATGGTGCTTATACTACTAGAAGTCATATATTAGATTGGGGTACTAAATCATATAAACTGTCCGATTATAATGCTATGGATAATAAACCACCTTTGATGGATAAAGATCTTATTATGCATCCTGATTTTAATATTAATGGTTTAAGTTATAGTAATATAGTGGGTACTCATAATCTTTATTACAATACAAATGCATTAGCAAGAGCAGATATGGGTGAAGTTGGGATACATGAACATATGGCTTTATCTGGTAATATAAGAAGATCTATTATGTCTAATATGGCACAACTAGAACATTCAGTTAAATTATATGGTGATGTTAGATTAACACCAGGAACTATGGTTGAAATTATATTTGCTAAAACTGGTCATGCTGAAATTGAAGAAACAGACCACGTTGATTTATTATTATCGGGTAGATATTTAATTGTATCATCTGTACACGAATTTGTTTCGGGTGGATATTTTACAAGAATTAAAGTTCGTAAAGATTCTATTGATCGCGGTAAACTAGCATATAATCCTATTGAGGGTGGTAGTTCTCCTGAACCAAAGGAATTGGTTGGCAAAAACCCAGACGGACCTAATGGTGGATTATTGGGTGAGACTAAACCTATAGAAACTATTATGTTACAGAATAATGTAGAAGAGTTTGTGGAAGAGTTTGGTGGCGCTTCTGTTATAACAGGTACTAATCCCACAGATCCAAACAAAGAAGAAGAAGATCTCTTGGATGAGATTGGTGGTTGGATTGATACTTACCTTGGTATAAACGGCAATCTCGTTGATATAGGACAGTTATCTTTATATACTGGTATGATTGATGATGATACTGGATATGTAACTATTAAAGGTAACTATTCAGACATGAGCGGTTATTTATCAGACGAGCAATTTTTGCAGTTCATAGTAAATAAAAAGAACGTTTTATCACCGGATGAGTCTTTATATGATGATGGTATAACCAAGAATTGGGTTGGTAGTTGGGTTGATAGATTCATTGGTATAAACGACAATCTCGTTGATCTAGAAAAGATAAAGAACTATGATCAATTGATTGATGATAGTGGTTATGTAACCTTTGAAGGTACGTTATCGGTTATGAACGGTCAGTTATCAGACTCACAATTTAATCAGTATTTAGTAAATAGAGCAAAGTTAAACCCACCTGCTGTTGATGTTTCACCCGGTCTTGATGCTGTTGATAGACAATTCGACTGGTACTCAATAATGACACAGGAAGAGCTAGACTACTATAGTGGTGTTGTGGATGAGAATGGACAATATCCACCAGAACCTGACTGGAATGATATTGCGAGCAGAAGGTAATAGTTCATATCTCTCTTGACAAGGAACGTCATTATGTGGTATAAGTATAGTACAATTACAAAGAGAAAATGCAACAATATAATCAGACATAAACACAGTCGAATTTATACGTATTGCCTATTTAAATAAGGATTTAGAATTATGAATGTAAACATGAATGATACCAGACAACAACAGTTTGTCTGGTTCACGGGTGTCGTTGAAGATAGAGCAGACCCTTTATTTTTAAATAGAGTAAGAACCAGAGTCTTTGATTTCCATACTGAAGATAAAGCAAAGTTGCCCACAAATGATTTGCCTTGGGCAACAGTATTAATGCCTACCACAGTTTCTGGTGTTTCTGCTATAGGTGAAGGTATTCATGGATTAGTGGAAGGTTCTTGGGTATTCGGTTTCTTTAAAGATGGTTCAGATGCACAAGATCCTGTTATTATGGGAACTATCATGGGACAGAACACCGCTGGTTCTGAATCTACTATGGGATTTAATGATCCTAATGGAATCTTTCCAAGAGAACAAGGTATTGATACTTCTGATAGAGCAATAGGTATCGAATCAACTAAGAAAGCACGTGTTGGAATATTTGAACCAGAAGATCCTTATAGAGGAGAATATCCTTATAATAAAGTTCGTATAACCGAATCTGGTCATATGATTGAGTTTGATGATACTCCTGGTGCTGAACGAATAAATATACAACATAGATCTGGTGCTTTCATTGAAATACATCCTGATAATAAAATGAGAACTAGATCCGCTGAAAGATTTGATGCAATGCAAACTTGGATTGTTAATGTTGCGGGGGATTCTGTTGTTAATGTTGGTGGTAATGCGGTAACAACAATACAAGGAGATTCAACTATTACTGTTGCGGGTAAATCTAATATTGATGCTAGGGGTGATGTTCTTTCAAGGAATTATGGTGATACCACTGCATATAATACTGGCAAAACAACTTTAAATGCTTTGGATGATGTAACAGTAAAATCATTGGGTAATCTGGTGGTGGATGTTGCGGGTACATTATCAATGACATCTGGTGGTGATATGTCCTTCATTGCCCCTAATATTACTATGAGTGCTACGGAGACATTAACAACATTATCAAACAATACTATTATAAATGGTACAACTAATGTTGCATTACATGGTCTAACTGTTGACTTTAATCCTACTGGTTTTGTGGTAGGAGATGTGTCACCTTTACCTGTTGTAGAATTTACAGAAAAAGAACTTGATGAAATTTTTCCTGTAATAGTAGAAGAAGATGATATTGATGTCAATTTTCCTACACCAAAATTCTCGGTGGTGAAACCTGATGGATGGACTTCTTATTCATCACAAACTTCTGGATATAAAGAAACAGGATCATCTGGTGCAAGTGCTTTTACTGGAGGATCTATGAATATGATCGAGGCGGGTGGTGGTAATCTTGCTGTTGAAGAAAATGTTATTCTAGACACAGGGGGTGCTGGTTCTGTCGTTTATATCAACCAATATGCAACAAGAAATAAACCACTTGCAGCAGAATTAGAAAAAATCATTATAGATGCCGCAACGAAAATTCAACTTGATGTACAGATATTTTCTGGTGGTATGACTAATAAAAAGAGAACTGGTTCTGATAGACATTTATGGGGATTTGGTTGTGATGTTTGGTTATTTTCTGGTGGTAAAAAACTTAAAGTAGACGATTTACTATTCCAAGATTTTGCTAAAGCATGTAAAGAAGCTGGAGCAACTTCAATGGGTGCTGGGGCTGGTTATATGGGTGGCATTGGACTTCATGTTGATATTGCAAAAGGTAATACTGTTAGTCCTGCCGCAGCTTCTTTTTGGGGTGCTGGTGGTAGATCTGCTAATACACCAACTTGGTTGGTAAATATTTTTAAGGCGTAATCGATATGGCTGCTTTAGCAAAGATGGGTGGTGAGAGTGAAGTAAAATGCACTGATGGTGCTTTAAAAGACCCGCCAACTGAGTGTGTGACGCTAACTGTTTATGGGAATAAATGGGATAAAGAGACAACTCAAAAATCTGCTGCTGGTAGTTCTGATGTTCTTGTTAATAGTAGTGGCACTGTTCGTAATGGTGATGCAATGGTTACACATCCTG